AGTATCACCAATTTTCATGTCAGTAATGGTCGCAAACCGTTGACCCGCCTGAACAACAAAGCCTAATAGCTGAAACAGCGTGGGATCGGGTCCCTTAAAGGGTAACGGCATCAAACTATCCCGAATGGCCCCGCCGGGAGCGTCTACATCCCTGAATTCACCGGGCTGGAGAGGCTCATCATTGTCCCTGATCCGTAGGCCACGGGCCTTGAACCCTGCGGGAAGGTTACTAAGCGTCCCAGCATCAATAAGTTGCCGTAAAGCAGACGTTGCCGTGCGGGAAAGGCCACCAATGGTGTGAATTAGCCCTAACCCGTAGAATCCGAAGCCCGGAAGGAACTTATAATGAACAAAATATTGGACTTTTTTCTTTAATTCGTCATCTTCGGCGTAATTTCTACGAATTGACAGTATTTGGCCGTTATCTTCCGATATGGTGACAATATACGGGACTTTTATCCCCGTAGGTTCGCCTTCTTCGTCCACATCTTCGTATCCTTCAAGGTCTAAATTGGCGTGAACCTCTAAAACCGTGCAATCGTAGTCATAATTGCTGGGTTCAACCCCATCAACATAGTCAATTTCTTTGCGAACCTCGTCAATGGACCCTTGGGCGGGTAAAACCTCAATATCTCGGTACTGTCCCCCAAGTTGTTTCTTCTTCAGATCGTTCAAAGACATGCGAACAACCTGCGTAATGTTCTCGCAAGTGTCTAAATCCGACGTTTCATAGGGAACAACAAGGTTTTCCGCAGGTACAAACCTACTGACACAACGGCCCATCGCCTCATCATAGTAAATTTTCTTAAAAGTGCTCCCTGCAAGCGGCAGATAGAACAACATCTGGTCCATGTCGGGGGTGTAATCCTCCATGACAGACGTTATGTAGTAGTTCATAAACTGCTGAACTCGCCGGGCCTGATCCTTCTTCTCCAGCGTTTCTTCGCCCAAGACTTCTGTTTTTACAGGGCCACGGGAAGGCAATAATTCATTGAAAGCTTGCGCCTGAAACTGCGTTGCAGCCTCCGCTAACAAGGGGTGGGTCACACCGCTGGAGCCTCGAAAGGGTTGTTCTCGCTCTTCGTAGTTAAAACCAAGCAGTTCCAAGCCGTTTGCATACGCATCTTCCCAGTCGTGACGCCCCGCTTTGTTGGCATCAAACTGCTCAAGGAGATTGCTGGCAATGGCCCCCAGATCACGATCTGGTATTTCTTCGGCTAAGTTGGCGTAAAAATCTTCGTTGGTGCCGCGATCATCGGTTGGATCAAAATCTACCGTAGCTCCGCCATCGGCTTCTAAAATAATTTCAATAGAAGGCTCACCCTCAATATCCGACAGATTAACCAAAGGAGCTTGGGAATCGGGAATCTCTATCTCAAGTTCTGCCTCTAAATCTGCTTCATCCAGTTGTGACGGTACGTTGTTGTCCATCAACGAGCCACGGCCTCTTTGTTCCTCTGCCATACATCACCTCTCCGGGTCTGTGCGATCCAGTATTATATCAATCTGCTCTTGGATTTCAGGTTCTATGTCAGCGGCATCAGCAGTAGAGTTAACTGGCAACCCCGCCTCTCTCATTTGTTTGGTCAAAGACGCGTTGTTTCTAATGTTCTTTTCTGAACTTTTTCTCACGGGCTTGTCCATATCAAGTGTCCCTATTCCTTTTTCAGAAACTGTATCTGCTTGTTGTTGAGCCATAGCTTGTTCAGGTGTAAGTGTCGCTGCCCCAACCGCCGCCGCCAAAGGAATTGCCAATTTATATTTTCTAGCAATAGAAATAATCGCTGGATCATAAACCACCATGTTTTTAGTTTTTCCAGTCTTCGCGGTTCTTGAAAGGCGATCATTGTACTGGGCACCTTTTATGCCTTTCTTCGCCAACTCAATAGACAAAATATTTTCTACCCCAAATCCTAGATCAAAGGCTTGGCTCAAACCTTCAAAGCTTCTGTCTTGAGCAAGTAAAGCTTCTGTCAGACCTCTTCGTAAATTTTCTATTGGCATATCTACCAAAGAATTTTTTAATTTTTCATTTGCTGGGCTTGGGACGCCAAACTCTTCCGCTACATCTTGTTTTTTCAAAATGCTTAAACCAACGTTAACTAGCCGTTCTTTTGGCAAGCTGTCTAAACTTCCATCGACAACGTCGATAATAGCATTTTTTACGTTTTGGGACTGGTTTATCAGGGTAGCATCATAATCTGCCAATAAATTAGGATCTACTTCAACATCGACATCATATCCGTAAGCCTTTGCATTTCCCATAGGGATCATACGTGCGGCATTACCCTCCTCGTTGTACTTGATGACGTAAGCTGATCCATCTTCAAACTCCAATCTTGTTCGGTTTTCTCGACCAAATTGGCGTGTAGTATCTACCACATTGGAACCAATCTCACCCTCACCTATCATTTCATCAACAAAGGCAGAAAAATTTTCTTGTGGAGCATCAGGCCCCTGCCTAAATTGAGGATCGTTTGGCCGCATGTCACCAAAACCAAACTGATCTTCCAAATCTGCTGCCATTGAACCCTCTGGGGGCGGTTGTCGCTCGGCTTTCATTGTCGCCATCTGGCGATAATATTCGTCTACCTCTGCTGCCTTTGGATCGGACAGAAAAACACCTTGACCTTGAACATTTGCACCTTCCCCGGTTTTTATTGTTGTTGGATCAAGTTTAAATTCTTCAAAGCTATGGGGACTAGAGTGTTTGCGACGAAAAATCTGTTCAATGCCCTCTTTAGGAGCACCGCTTCCAATAGTAGACTTTGTTCCTCTGAAAATTTTTGGTAACTTTGCTGCAAAACCCACCAAAGGAATTCCCCCCAATAGCTGTAAACCGCCATCAAGATATTCGCCCTCTAGCAAATTTTTATAAAGAGAGGGGTACCGCTCCCCGCTTCGTAACATTTTACTAAAAGAAGTTTTTTTATCTGGCGAGGCTGGCCAAAAACCAAATAAATCTGCTATGCCTCCGGCACCTGTCATCAATCCTGCAAATTGACTAATCTCTGCTGGAGTATAGTTTTGAGCAATACGAGAAGTGTCTTGTACTAAGGATTGAATATACGGGTCAGACATCGGGACCTACTGTCAGTAATACATTTTCATTTTAACAGACTCAGCTTCCGCTTCCTCGTCCCAATCGTCACTTGGCAACTGTACAAAGTTACCCTGCCGATAGCGCATCAGCGCCTGAGTCATGCTATCCACTAAATCGTCATGCTCCCCGTTGGGGAAAGCCGCGACTTCTTCAATCAGTTCTTCTGCAAAAGCGGTGTCCGGATACCATACCATACCCGATTCAAATAAAGGAGAAACAGAATGAACCCTCGTGATCTTATCATTACCCCTAGAAGGCGTAAAGTTCACCACCGGTATACCCATCTGCCGCATTTCCTGCGTCAACGGCGTACCACTGGCCTTGGCCTCAACAATTACAGTATCGGGGTCCCAGAACTTATACTCATCAAACGCCATCTGTTTAAGCTCAGGAAAATCCCATCGACCTTTTTTACTGTCTAGTAAAATTAATCCGGGGGTCCCTGACTCGTTCGGATAAAAAACACCCCACGTCGTAATCGCACTATAGTCGGCTGTCTCGCGCTTACTAAACGCGGTGTCATAACTCTGGATCACATAATTAAGATTCGGAACCTCTTCCTTATCCCACATCTGCCACCACTCGCGCTTGATAATCGCACCCTCTTCGTTCGTCGGATTCTGCTGATACTGCGCGTTCCACTTGCCCAAAGGTATTGATGCGCGAACCGCGTTCAAATCATCAAGACTCCAGAACTCAGGCCAACACGGCGTACCATCTTCAAAAATTGCCGGAAGCTCTACAATTTCCCACTGATCCGCTAAAGGATCTTTCGCCATTGCACGTAATAACTGGCCCGTCATATCCTTCTCAGACCAGCGCGTCTGCACCAGAACTATCGAACCACCGGGCTGTAACCGCTGCCGAGGACCACCCGTGTACCAATCCCACGCATCCTCAAACCCAGAAGCCGACATCGCCGTCTGCTCCGAATGCGGATCGTCAATAATAATTAGATCACCACCACGTCCCGCTAAGTTAGAACCAACGCCCACGGCATAGTACATGCCACCCGAACTCGTGTCCCACCGACCAGATGCCTTACTGTCAGCCGCTAACTTTACGTTGGAAAAAATTTCTTTGTACTCGTCCGAATCCAAAAGATTCTTTGTCTTACGACCAAAGTTCACCGCAAGCTCTGTCGTATGCGTCGCCTGAAGTATCTTCATTCGCGGATTACGGCCCATCATCCACGCAGGAAAAAGAAAAGATGCAAACTCACTTTTCGTGTGCCGTGGAGCCATGTTGATGATCAATCGCTTTAAATCACCACTAGCCACGCGCTCAAGCTTTTCCGCAATAATTTGATGATGACGACCAGCAATAAAGTCCGGCCACATGTTCTTTACAAAAACTAAAAAATTTTCCTTACACGTTTCGTTTTTTTCAATTTGAGCCAAACGAAGTTGCAATTTTAGTTCTTGCTCACTGACCTCTACATCCATCTGGGGGACCCTAAAGTATGCGACTTTAAACGATTTAATAAGATAGTTAATCGCGGGTCAAGGATCATATCATTTTTCTGGTGATTATTTGCGAAGAACATGGCCCTTGTACTCGACTGACAGCCGCCGGGTCGCGGCCCGCGATGCGCTGCGCGGGCTGGATTCGACGGTTTCGATTAGCCTCGATTGCCGGAGGACCCGTGGAAGTTACTTTTAACGTATGGACTATCCCGGCAGGCTGCGGTCTGCGACGAATCGGGGAATGTGGAAGTTAACGTGATCACTTCCAACTGGTACGGGGATCGCGGATCGTGGATCGTGGTCCGGGGATCGTTACCCAGGTGACCTGGGTAAAGTCTCATACCGGGAACCGGGAACCGGGAACCGGGAACCGGGAACCGGGAGCAAAAAAAAGCCCGCACGGCGGCGGGCTTGGGTAGATCGGGGAAGGTTACCAACTATGCTGAATATCCCCGTGCAACATCTTAGTACCGCTGGCCGTGGTTAGATCCGCGTGATCTCGCAGCGCGGACCAGTCATCGTCATCGGCGGACATCCCCTCGTGATTGATCCATTCGCCCGAATACCAGTCCACGCCCGTGTATTCATCAAAGCCCGGACCAGTGGATGCGCTGAACATTGCGGTTTCAAATATAGAGCAGTCGCAATAATCGTCGATCCGGAATAGCTGCGCGTCGGTGTACCCGCCGCGAACGTCGGCACCATTATGGATTTGGATTAGTTCGTAAGTATCCCCGTCTGAATTTTCCAACGTTTGCCCCTGTAAGACCTGACTTAAAATGCTGTCATGGTTGTACGTGTTCCATCCTTGCCCGGTAGGTGATAACCCGTGATCCTCCAGCCAAGCGCATTGGTCCGCGCTGGTACCGTAAAAATCCCCGTGCCAGTCGTCACAATCTAACGCATTGAATTCCTGCGCGGTGTCGTCCAGTTGAAACGCGCCAGAGGTGAGAAAATGAAACACACTAATTTCCGCCTCTGGGTAGTCCGGTTCCAGAATGAGAGACGCGTCCGGCTCATTCTGGAAGTCCACAATGGTTCGCTTTTGATTGTGCTGCCAATGTCTACCCGAACCGCCGCCACTGTCTAGAAAATGCGTTCCGGTACTCTCGGTTAACATCTCAAAAATTACCTTTTCTATTTCACTTGTCATGCGTTGCCCCTTGGGCTGTTAGTTGAGATTACATTCTACCAATCTATATGGGATAAACGCAATGAAGGCCCCCGGTCACAGAACTGGTAGGTTTGGACCACGGACCCCGGCACACGGGGCGGCTTGTTTAACTGTCAAACACGGAGCAAAAAAAAACCCGCACGTGGCGGGCTTTGGGAAGGGTAGGATTAGTAGATGAGGCGAGATTTAACCTCGACACTATCGAGCGCGTCCTTGATAAGGTCCTCGATTTTTTCTGTGGCGATAGTTTGTGCGTCCTCTTTTGCGGTATCGATTGCTTCACAAATCAAAGTCTGCACATCGTCGCGATCAACTAGTGTGCCCTCAACTTGCATATCTATAATGCGCTCGCTAACAACTTCCTCGATATCACCAAGATCATCTTCGATCATCGTCTGCACATCGTCCCGCTCTACAAAAAGACCTTCATTTTGAAATGATTCCAGTTGCTGGCTCACTTTGACATAAAGCCAGTCATCAAAATGCGGGATGCTCTCGAACAAATTATACATCTGCTCTCGATGCTCAAAGATTGAGTCATTGACAACCTGCCTTTGCGAATTGGTCTGCTCATCGACG